CACGTTGCAGGTGGTTCCGGTGGCTCTGCTGCTGCTGGTAGTCTTGGCACGACCGCGATGGTAAACAACACATCCACGGCTGCTGCTTCAGAAGTCAACATCAAAGCAGTTATTAAGGAATGCTATGATGCTGGTGGTAGCCCTGACATGATGCTTGTTCCATCAAATGTCAAGCAGACCATCTCTGCTCTGTCTCAGACGGTATCTGAACTCCGTACTGCTGCTAACAAGGAAGCTCCGGCTTCTGTTGTGGCGGCTGTTGACATCTATGTCAGCGATTTCGGCACGTTCAAAATCGTACCAGATCGGAACTTAGCTAAGGATGGTCCGGGTTCTGTTGCTGCAAATATCTTCTTTTTGGACATGGATTTTTGGGCCATAGCTTGGCTACGTCCTTTCAATACAGTTGATCTTGCAAAGACAGGCGACTCTGTAAAACAGTTGCTAGTTGCTGAATACGGCCTCGTTTCAAAGAACGAAGCCTCAAGCGGCATTCTCGCATCTGTGAGCTAACAAGGTTGGGGCGGGGAAACCCGCCCCTTTCTTTAGGAGAAGATTTATGGTAGCACCAAGACGACGCCCTTCAGTGGGCAAACCAACGCGGCCCAAACGTCCGCCAGCAAGACCCGGCAGACCGCCAGCAAGACCCGGTAGGCCACCAGCACGTCCCGGCAGACCAACACGGCCCGGAAAACCCGGACGACCGCCTAGAAAACCCGGTGGACCCGGTGGTATCTCGACGGGACGACCCGGTAGGGGCGGTGGTCTGGGTCGCGGAAAACCTAATCGGAAAGACCCCGGTGGTACGCCAAGACCAGTATCCGGCGGCAGAGGGCGTGGCGGCGTAATGGGCAAGGTAGCCAAACCTCGTAGACGAAGGACAATGTACTAGCCGATGAGTAAGAGTAAGAAAACAACTAAGTCGAAGAAGACCAAAGCCACACCTAAGCACAAAACTCCCGGCGAGTGGCTTAGGGAGGCATACGTAACTAACGACCCCAAAGACGGAGCGCCTAAAGTGGCGGATATAGGTTATGTCATCTAAATTTATCCTTGATAGCGATGGTGTTCGTAGCACTGAGATGCAGTTTGACCAAACTGACAATACCTTTAACTTTAAGACTGTTCAGGATGCCACACCCATTCTTGATGACAATAAAGCGAAGTACAATGCTTACGGGGATAAGCTCTCTCTTGGTAAACGGGGAGAGTGGCATCATGCTGCTTCCATCCCAATTACTATATGGGAGAAGTGGATGAAGGACTCTAATGGTGAGGTGGCTAAGGATACAAAACTCCTAGCCGCCTACATCAATAATCCCGACTATAAGTATTTCAAAGTAGCCCCGACCAACATATAAGGTAAAAAGATATGATTGACCTAAGTAACATTTTAAGACCTCAAGCTACAACTCACACATTAAGCGCGACTACTTCCAGTGGTGCCACCGCGACATCTGCATTTGCGCCCCAAATACAGGCAGTTATGGTGACTGCAACTGCTGCCTGTTTCGTGGCTTTTGGTGCATCGCCCACTGCTGCAACAACTTCAACATACATTGCAGCGGACACCCCGTATTTGTTCCTAGTAAATGGTTCAGATAAGTGCGCGGCAATTACTGGAACAGGTACAGCATCGGTCTACATCACTGAAATGAGTAGATGAAGCAAGTTGCTATCGTAGGGCTTTCTCCATCAACCCATGATGACGCTCCTTACACCGACCCTGATTGGGAGGTGTGGGGGTTGCCGTGGGACAATGGGAGGTTTCCCTATTTCGATAGGCTCTTTGACGTACACCCACTAGAGTGCATAAAGGAGGCTATTCCATCCTTTTATCCACCTAATTACCTAGATAGGTTGCGTGAACTAGATGTGCCTTTATACATGCAGGAAGCCTACGACGAGATACCTAACTCGGCGGAGTACCCACTGGGGTCGGTGTCTGAGCTTGTTGGCGACTACTACAATTCTTCCATAGCCTACATGTTGGGTTTAGCTATCTATGAAGGTTACGACAAGATAGCCCTGTGGGGTGTTGATCTTATCGGTCAGGGTGGTTGGGGCCATGCCGATGAGTACATGGATGAACGACCCAACGTGGAATACTTACTGGGATTTGCTCGTGGCAAGGGAATAGATGTATGGTTGCCTGAGGTATGTCCTCTTCTTAAATTCGCCGGGAGGTTCCCTCTTGGGCGAGTTATACCGCATTATGGAAAGCGATACGGGTTTCTGAAAGAGCCTAACGACTTCTCCTACCTAACCCCTCCACCATCTGACTGGAAGGGTCATTCAAAGCCACCGGAACATAGAAAATGGCAATAGGAACTTATTCAGAATTACAAACTGCTGTAGCCAACTGGTTAGACAGAGATGATCTAACGGACAGGATACCTGAATTTATTGTCTTAGCTGAGGCTAGAATGAACAGGGTCTTGCGCCTACGGCTTATGGAGAACAAGTATACAGCCTCAACAGTAGCCGCACAAAGAAACTACGCCCTACCTACAGGGTATATACAGATGCGTAATTTCCAAGTTAATACATCTCCCGTAACCCCCCTACAGTATGTAACCCCTGAAATATATGACAGGCTGTACGGCAGCACCAGTACCGGAACTCCACAGTTCTACACTATCATCGCTGGGGAACTTCAGTTGGGGCCAATACCGGGTTCAGTTATGACCCTTGAGATGCTCTTCTACAAGAAGATTGCTGCTTTAACTACCCTCAACCCCACTGAGACTATGCTAACTGATAACCCCGATGTTTACCTATACGGGGCGCTGATGGAAGCAGAGCCGTTCATTATGAATGATGCGCGTGTCCAACTTTGGCATCAAGGGTTTGAGCAAGCTGTAGCCAATCTACAAGAACAGGATAACAAGGATCGTCACTCAGGTTCCGCCCTTAGAGTGATGAATACGAGTGGCTACTATTGACAGCGCCTATTACATGGGCTGAGGCTACTTCTCCTATCCTATGGAGCAACATAGGTATAGATTGGAACACCCCGGCAAAAGCTAACTCAGCTACCTTTGCTGCAAACGTAGGGGAAACACATACTGAAGATCAGGGTATTGGGTTTGCTATAACATTTGGGGCTAATGTAGGCCAGACGCTTGTTGTAGTACCAACAAAACCAGTGGCTATTACAATGGCATTAACAGCAGCGCAAGCTGTTGGACATGACAAGACATTGGCTGAAAGTGCTATATTCGGAGCAGACTTAACGTCACCCGTAACAGATAGGTTGGATGCTGTAGAGAGTATAACATTTGCTGTGCAAGATACTTCTACATTTGGTCCGGGCACAACATTTACAGATGAGCCTGTATATACGGTGACAATGGGTATTGGTGGGAGTACCTCGCTCTTGTGGAACGAGGAGGATGAAGTAACAACAACGTGGACAAAGGTGGACTATCCAAATTGATTAACTTAACTAATGGAATGACAGCAGACGGAGGTCTGAAAATGAAAGAAGACAACAATGTCGATCTGCGTCTGAAGAATACTTGGGAGTGTGTGTGCAAGGGTTCTGATGGCAAGGAAAAATGGCGAGAACTAAACGATAACTTAATTGTTACCGTTGGCTTAAACGATTTACTTGATAAGTATTTTAAGGGATCAAGTTATACAGCAGCTTGGTATATTGGCCTGAAAAGTACAGGTACAGCATTAGCTGCTGATACAATGTCATCCCATAGTTCTTGGGCTGTAAATGCGACTTACTCAGAAAGTGTACGGCAAACCCTTACATTGGGAACACCCGCTGCCGGGAGTGTTGATAACAGCGCAAGTAAAGCAACCTTCTCTATAAATGGAAGCACCACTATATTCGGTGCGTTCTTGACCAGTAGCAATACAAAGTCAGGGACAGCAGGAACGCTTTACGGTGTAGTTGATTTTGGTAGCTCTCGCGCTGTGATATCTGGAGATACGCTCGAAATTACAGTGACGCTAACAGCAGCTTCCGCTTAATAGGAGGTTATTATGGCCTTAGAATCAGCCACATATATTAGCGAGTTAGTTGATACTAACCCAACAGTTAGTGATCCTGTTGGGCAGGGTGACGATCATCTTAAAATGATTAAGACTGTGTTAAAGACGCAGTTTAGTGGTCTAGCTGGAACGACCGCTATCACCACAGATGAGGCAGAGATGAACCTGCTGGATGGGGGTTATGAAGGAACTGCTGTAATGTCTACTGGAGAAACTGGAGCAACTAAGTTCTTGAGAGAGGATGGTGATAATACCTCTTCTTGGCAAGTTCCTACTGATACAAATACAACCTATACTGCTGGCGATGGTCTAGATTTATCTGGTACTACTTTTAGCACAGACCTTAAAGCTAATGGTGGGTTGGAAATTGACACTACGGAACTCTCAGTTGCTCAGGGTATTTCTCAATACGATGTAGCGCAGTTTGCTACAGGTGTTGTTGATAATGATTTCCTGAGAGTTGATGGGACGGCTGTTGAGGGAAGAAGTGCCTCTGAAGTGTTGACGGACATTGGGGCTTCCCCAACTGCTGGCAACGCATCTCTAGTCACCGTTGGTACAGTTTCGTCTGGTACATGGAACGGTACAGCAGTTGCTGCCGGTTATGTAGGAAGCGGGGTAGGTAAGTTAGCTACAGCCGCTTCTTGGTCTGCCTCTCAACGAGGAACCCCTTCTACAGTTACTGATGGAACGCTAGACCTTAATACTGCAAATAACTTTCTTTACACGCCGGGAGCAGCAGATGTTCTGGAATTCTCCAATGAAACCACAGGTCAGTCAGGATTTATTAAACTGATTAACCCCTCTGGTTACACTATATCATTAGGCTCAGAAGTAAAAGCTGTTGCTACCTTTGCGACAGATGTTACAGTTGCTGGTACTTACTTGGTTACCTATTTCTCTGACGGAACTAATGTCTATGTTTCAGCCTCTGCAATTCTAGTCTAATGACCCTACTCCAGTCCGGTCTTGCTAAATCGTTAGCTGCTGATGCCTATACGATTGATAACTCGTTGCGGTTTAATAATGCTGATTCTGCTTATCTGAGCAGAACTCCTAGTGTTGCTGGTAATAGAAAGACTTGGACTTGGAGTGGGTGGGTAAAGCGGTGTGCAGCAGATACAAATGCAGTTTTAATGGAGGCTACAGACGGTAGCACCCCAAGAACAGTCCTTTCTCTATACGACGGAGATTTATATTTTTACGGAACTGGCACTGCGATGAATGTGAGCACCGTTGCTGAGTTCAGAGACCCATCTGCATGGTATCACATAGTATTTGTATTTGATACTACTGAGTCTGTTGCAGCGGATAGAACAAAGATATATGTGAATGGTGTTCAAGTAACAAATTTAACTCTTACAACTTCTCCAGCAGAAGATTCTGAATGGGCGATTAATAATACTGGTGAGCATAATATCGGAAGATCACCAAACCTTAACAGTGAGTTTTTAAACGGTTACTTAGCAGAAGTTTACTTCATAGACGGCACTGCTTACGATGCAGATGACTTTGGCGAACTATCCTCAACCACAAACCAGTGGATACCCCTAGACAGCGATGATGTAAAAGATGCTGTTGCCTTTGGAACCAATGGGTTCTTCCAGAAGTATGGTAGTACCGAGTTGGCGAATAGTTTTACGGATAGTCATCATATCTGGACTTGTCCTGATGGAGTAACTACTGTTGATTACCTCGTTGTCGGTGGTGGCGGTGGGGGCGGTCATTCAGCAGATTATTCCGGAGGCGGAGGTGGTGCTGGAGGGTATAGAGCAGGTACAGGGTTTTCAGTTACACCGGGAACAGAGTATACGATCACAGTTGGCGCTGGCGGTGCTGCTGGTAGTAGTTCATTAGGGACTAGCGGTGGAGACTCAACTTTTTCAACAATCACATCGGCCGGAGGTGGCGGTGGTGGTTTTCAACCCACTACGCCGGGCGGACTTTCTGGAGGTTCTGGTGGTGGTGGCGCTTTTAATGCAGGGGCAGGTGGATCAGGTAATACGCCAAGCACATCCCCAGTTCAAGGTTACGCCGGTGGTAGCGCATTAAGTGATGGGGTTTATGCAGCTGCCGGTGGCGGTGGTGGAGCAGGAGAAGTGGGTGAGGATGGAAGTCAGGCAGGGTCTGCTGCTGCTCAAGCTGGTGATGGTGGTGATGGTGTAGCGAATAGCATTACAGGTTCTTCCGTCTATTATGCTGGTGGTGGAGCAGGGTGTGCGAACACATTGGGCGTAGCATCTGGTGGGAATGGCGGTGGAGGTGATACATCAACTGCTGGCACTAATGATTTAGGTGGTGGTGGTGGCGGTGGTGCTAATGCTGAAATAACCAGACCAGCGGGTGCTGGTGGTTCTGGTATTGTCATCATAGATGATGGAACTACAGTAACCAGTTTCACGGGTAGCGTACACACCATAACAGCCAACGGTGATGTAACCAATACAAGAGCAGTAAGAAAGGTTGGTGACAGTTCTATATTATTTGATGGGACTGGGGATTACCTCACGATCCCAGATTCTACAGACTGGGATTTTCCCGGAGATTTCACAATCGAGATGTGGTTCAGAACTGGAACAATAAACCAGCAAGGTATGTTCTTCTCTCATAAAGATTATGGTGGTGCTACTGATGGTACTGGGCAATGCCAGATGTACCTTTATAACAACAACAATATTTATTGGGATGTTTCTAGTAGTGGTACTTATGAAACAACTGGCTTTTCTTCTACTGGAATTTCAGCGGATGCATGGCATCACATCGCTTTTGTTCGAGATTTTGGAAGTTGGTACAAAATATTCTTAGACGGAGTTCTACAGGTAACAAATACAACTGATGTAAGTTTGGATATTACCGGAGAGCAAACAACAGTCTCAATCGGAAAGTACAATAACTATTCTGGTTCGCTTTTTGATGGTTACTTAGATGAGATTCGCGTTTCCAAAGGAATAGCAAGATACACCGCAAACTTTACTGATTTTGGTCAGGATGGTGGGACTATCTCTAACCCGACTCCATTCATCGCAGACGAATACACCAAACTCCTGATCCACTCTAACTGGGATGGTGGTCTTGGAGCCGACTCAAGCGGAAACTACAACACCTTTACTGCAACCAATCTGGTAGCAACAGACCAGATGATTGATACGCCTACTAATAACTTTGCGACAATCAACCCACTGATAAAATCTTATAGTACCCCTAATA